TATTATGACGACCCTGTATATGATCTCTCTGATCGGGATGATAACGGGATACTCGATAATCCTGGATCCGTCTTATATGAGATGCCAACGAGAACGGGCCAGCGCGATTCGCACAACTGGAGTGGCGGACTTTCGATGCAAGTAACCATTCCCTTAGATGGTGGATTGCAAGCACGATGCAAAGCGATGGCTGATGCCAACATCAAGCTGCATCAGCAAAACGTAGAAACGCGAAGATTAGAGTACGAAATCGCAAGACTTAAGAACTGCGGGGAACTAAAGCTCAAAGGCATTGAGTTTCACCCTAAGTCGCCTTATTTTGCTGTCTGTGCTGATGTAGTAATCAAGCCCAAACCCGGACAGGTATTGCAGCACAAGCACGCTATCCCTTCCGCTTTGCCCGTTGAGCTTTCCGGCGCTCCAACACCGATACAGGTAAAGCCTTTTTCCCAAAAGCCTTAGAGACCTTAGTCAGCACTTTCTTCACAACAGGCTTAATCACTTTCAGCAAAAAAGGCGTAGCTAGACCTGCCGCAACACCAACTGAAGCCGTAAGCGCAACAGTCGTTGCAGCCGGTAAAGACGGAACAGCGTTTATCATCTGTTCAGGCAACTTGATTGATTCATATAGGACGACGCATTTACCGTCCTGAATCTCATAGCCCGAAATTCTTTTGTTACCGCCTTGAATAACCGTTCCGACCTCTTTGGCCCTCAAGGGAGGGCACCTAGGATCTTCATCAATTGCCGCTTTCGGCTTGGGAAGATTCGGCGTAGCTGGCGTTGGCGCTTGTGGTGTCTCAGGCGTCGAAGCTTTTGGCAACGGAGCGACTGGATCAAAAACTAACTCCGTTGGCCTGTAGTCCATTGCATTGAACTCAGGCAGGTCCACAATCGGAACGCCAATGTTCACCGTGACTGGTGGAGCGGTTGGAATTGACAACGGCGCTAAACCGTTCCAATTCCGAATCTCGCTGATCCCAATAGTGCGAATCTCAGGCATTTCCCTGCAACCTGGCGATCAACCGATCCAAATACCAACTGGCCTTGCCTGCATCCTGGAGCGCATTGCCCTTGTGCCACATCCTCAGCAAATACTTGAGGGTTTGGCCCAGTAAATAACCGCTCACAACGTCATCCGCGTCATGAACGGCATCCTCAATCACCTCAATAACCTCAACACGACCTTGGTTGTAGTGGTCTGGCGAATTGATCAGATCTGACATTAAAAAGGCAAAGCAGGACCGGTTTCAGTTGGCAATGCAGGGATCATCTCTTTGACTTGCCCAGGCATCGCATCTGTCACCGCTCCAGAAACTAACTCACCGACCAGAGCCTTAGCTTCATCTATTGCCTGTTGTTTCAGTTCTGGCAGCTTGCTGACCGCGTAGAAGCTTGTGCCGACCAACGCTCCAGACATTGCAAACGACAGGACGCTGATCACGTTGAAGATCTTCTGCATGAAAAAACCCCTAATAGTGTGAGCCTACTAGGGGTACTCTCCAACGTCTGACTAAGCCCGACACTCAGTCACTCAGACTTTAGCTCAAAAAGCGTATTTCGCTCCTAATTTGCCTCCGTAGCTGTTGTTCAAGTCGCCAGTGATTCCAGCAAGCTCTGCATAGACAGAAACCTTGTCAGAAGCAGCGACTGAACCGCCGATCTTGCCGGAAAATTCCATCTCGGAATCCATGCCATCGACTGAGACAAATGCAGGTCCACCCTGCACGTAGACGCTGTAAGGGCCTTCGCTGTGCTCATAACCCAAGTGCAGGTCAGTCACGTTGCCTGTGTAGTCAGAACCGGCCCAACCGGCATTGGCTTCCACGTTGACGTAAGGACCGGCAACAGCAGCAGACGCTCCAAATGCAAGAGCAGCCGCAGCGCAAGATAAAGATTTGATCATGAAACTAAGCAAAACCACTCAGAGTTTACTTGCCTTGACCCCTAAGTGGCTTCCTTCTNTGGGACGGTTTGGAATGCTTCCCATTGCCCTGGCGGGTTTTCTTTGGTTTGCCCTTAACAAAATCAACCTCAGAAGCACCGCTTGGTTTAGCCATCGATGCTCATCGTGTTGAAGTGCGTCTTCATCAGCCCTGTATACAAGCCGTGCATCGGATGATCCTTATCATCACGACCCTCGTATTTATACAGAGCCTCAATCCAAGCTTGTCTGTTACGCATTGCTGGAACGTCTTCTGCTCCAGGTTTGCCGGGAATCATTGGGTCAGGGCGCTTCATTAAACGATTGTCCAGGTACTACTAGATGGAACTGTGACTGTAACGCCAGAATCGACCGTAATAGGGCCTGCACTCATGGCGTTTTTATTAGATGTAACGGTGTAATCGTTTGAAATTGTCTGCGAGTTTTCGTAGATGCAATCGTCAGCAACAGTACCCCCGCCGCCTGCAATTTCAGCTACGGAATTGTCGTCTTTTTTGGTAAAAACAACGCCTGTGTCTGTTCTGATGGCAAGTTCGCCAACAACTAAATCTGAGGCGCTTGGGTCTGAACCGCTTGCGCGTTTGTGCTTAATTGTGTTTGCCATCAGTCGCTCCGATCAATACGTTCCGCCATCGACAACGTAAGAACTAGCGGTCCCGTTGGCGATGAAGGTGATCAGATCAGATAACGCAACCTGTTTCATAGTGCCTGCATCGTTCATCACCATGCGATCAGCAGCTGCAAGCGTCGTTGAAGTTGCAGCCGTTCCACCATCAATAATGTTCAACTCGGTGGTGGTAACTGTTGCTCCATCGAGAATCCCGATTTCGGTGGAGGTCAACGCAGCGAGTGCAGACGCACCGCCTGATTGGCATGAAGAGAGAGCTGTTAAATCAGCATCAAGTGCTTGCTTTGCGTCTAGCTGAGTTTGAATGCTGGACGTAACTCCATCGACATAATTAAGCTCCGCAGTTGATAGCGTTGCACCATCAAGAATTTCAACCTCTGTAGAAGTAAGCGCGGCAAGAGCGGCTGACGCTCCAGATTGGCAACTTGAAAGGTTTGTTAGATCAGCTGCAAGCGTTTGAGCCCCAATACTGGTCCGAGCAGTTGCACCAGTCTCAAGAACAAAGTTGCTGCCATCACCAACAATGAAACCGCCATTTGTTACGGCAAGACCGGCAACATCAGCGAGTTGTGCGTCAAAAGCTTGAACGTCGCTTCCGATTGCAACACCCAAGGCCGTCCTAGCGGCAGATGCAGAAGTTGCACCCGTTCCACCATCACCAACTGCCAGCGTTCCGGTAATGCTTGAAGCGTCTAACTTCAGAGCAATTTCGGCAGACTCAATAACAAGGCCGCCGTTTGATTTCAGATCGGCGGATAATACGTTGGCTGTTTTCTGAAGGCCATCGCCTGCGGTGATTTGACCAGCGCCAGAGAATTGAGTAAAACTCAGAGCGGTGGTGCCAACCGTGATTGTTCCGTCAGTGGTCAGGACAAAGCCCTGATCCGCTCCAACAGTGCCCTGCTCAACAAAGACAAACGCACCAGAAGTTACTTCGCTATCGGCGTCAAAATCACTGGAACGTGCCCAAGTGCCGGACTTGCAGTCGTAAATGCCGTTTTGTGATCCGGTGGACTGGTTTTTGACCAGAACACGCTCATCAGCAGAAACAGCAACGCCGTCGATGGTTTGCGTACCAGACAGCGTGATGTTTGCCGTAGTGGCAACTTTTACAGAGCCTTTTACGTCTAGTCCGGTCTTGACTGCATCGACATAAGCTTTAGTTGCGGCGTCCTGTGCCGAAGTCGGATCAGTGACGTTCGTCAGCTTGTTCGAGTTGATGTCGATGTTGCCCGTTGGGGCCGCCATCTGATCTAGACGGTTTACCCGAACACCAGTGTCAAAATCACTGATCTTTGTGTGGGCAATGCTTGGTATATCAGCAGCAACTAACGATCTAAATGTTGGGTTTGCGTCAGACCCTGTTGTTGGCCCAGCCAAAACAAGGTTTGCACCTTTGGCATCGGTCTTGGAGATAAACGCGCCAGAACCACCAATCGTGATGATTGAGGTGGCTACTCCAGACCCGTTATCACCAAAGCCATAATAAAGTTTNAGATCTGACTCATTNAGAGCGAGTTCNGAGCTNGCNAGNGACGNNGGCGCNCCATCTGCGCCNGAGGCGGCCCTTTTCTTGATGCGTAGGGTGTTTGCCATGGCTTAGAAGTTTCCGCCCTCTACTAGGGACAGTTTAGTGGTGGTCGTGTCCGCCTTAAACTCCCCAGCTGATGAGTCGTAATAGACGATGCTGTTATCTACCTTAGCGTCTCCATTGAAAACAAAACCAGCTGAAGCTGGGCCTTGCGGACCTGTAGTTGTGATCGAAACGGTGTTTGTCGCCGTATCTTCGACAACTACTGTTTTGCCGTCTGTTGTAACGCTGACCGCTGTCATGGTTCCGTATACCCCTCAGATACCAAAATAATGCCCTCTAGGTAATACTCGCGCAAACCGCTGCCGTTTTCGAGGAGCACGTCGTAATACAGCTCATCCGCAAACGTTGCCGTTAAAGCGTCGGTCAGACTGATTGTGATCTTGCCGTTGGCTCGATCTGTGTAAGCGACTGTAAAGTCAGCGTATTTTTTAGACCGCGCTCTATTCCAAGCTTGCGCGTAAGCCGTAAAACCTGTGAGGTTTATAGCTGCGTCGCTGCTGTCCTTAAATTGCAGGATCACGCTCCAGTCAGCACGCCGCTGAAGCGTAAAGTTATACGTCCCAGGGTTAACAGCCATAAACACCTCCTGAGCTCATACTATCTTCGCAGTTTAGCTGAACAGATCGCTCTAGCCCAATGCAGTTTTGATCTCAGCCGTTGTTGTTGCGGCATCAATGCTTGTCTGCATCGTGGCGTATTTGGTGCGGATGGTTGCTCTGGCCGCTTCAGCAGCGTCAGTATCCGAACCAGGGATCTGTTTGGAGATCAGCTCATCATGAGGAGCAAATTCAGCTGTCCGCTTGGTGCGGCGTAACTCGTGGCCAACAGCTTTTGATTTGGTGAGGTCTTCAACCACCGTTGCCCCGGTTTTCACCCAGGCATTGCGGAAGGTGCGATCTGATGGGATCACCTCATCTTCGACGATCTCGTAATCAGTAAGACCAAGTTTTGCAGGAAGGTCTTCAACAGGAACCTCGCCTGTGGGAATGACGACTGAAACAGTGCCGTCAGAATTTTGGGAAATGATTCTAGACATGATAATTTTCAGCGGAAAATGGCAACATTCTGTTTGCCGTTGTCTTCACTCCCTCCAGTGTAGTTTTTTGAGCTAACTCGCAATGATCCTGTGGCCGCTGTGTTGATAAAAATACCAAGTCCGGCAGTTGTTCCAGATGATTCCGTAACGCAGTAATTGGTATCTGCCATCGCTGTGGTGAAAGTAATTGTATAATCTCCCACCCCATTATCGGTAAGCGAAGCAACGTTATAGCTTGCCCTAATAGCAACAGGAGTGGTGCCGTCAAAGTTAATCCAAGCCTTAGCGCGACCTGAAGCAATCTCTGCTGGGGTGCTGTTGCTATTGCCTGAACTGTCTGCCAGCGTGGTGATTCTTACCTTGCCGGAAGTGTCAACATCAAGGCCGCCAGATGCGGTGCTTGTGTTCTCAATGCGATTGCACTTCAGCGTACTCATGATGCACCTCCGGGCTTAGTAGGCCAGACAGGATTGGCTGGGTCAGATGTGTTTGCAGGTAGATCCCGCAAGGCTTGACGATAGGTCGTCATGTCGCTCGACATGGTTACATCAGAACCAGAAGCCCAATCTGTTTCAAGCAACAGGCTATTCCTTTTTTTACGCAGGCTGTCCCAAGGCTCAGCGGCTTCTAGTACAACTTTTTTCGCTAGAACTTCGTCTTCCGTAGGCTTAGGGACATCAGGGGACAACCAAGTGATTTTGGAATAGTCCTGTTCGTAAAGCATAAATTCAGCGGTTGGCTGTAATGCCAAAACCGCTTGGCCAAGCGTGATCATGCTGCTACCTCCATCAAAATAAGTTCAGAATGTGAAGTGTTGTCTCCATTAAAGTCTCTGTTCACAAAACTAGAACGGCCGCTTACATCATTTTTGACTTGAACCTGATAGTTAATAGAGCTTGTTTTCCCTGGAGAGACAAGAGTCATCAAGCTGATGGTTCGAGTAATACCGCTGGCGGTTGAGTATTGCCCTTGGGTCTCAGCCGTGTTGTTTCCGTCCCATGTAATCCTTGCATTTACGCCATTACCGGCGTTATAATTGTAAAGAGTAACGTTTAGAATAATTAATACCTTGCTGCTAGTTGCTGAGGTCGCAAGGCTTTCAACAAAACTGCTTACATTGGTAAACGAAGTTGAAGTAAATTCAGGATCGCTTGAAAAGATTTTGTTTTTTACTTGCAAGATGTTGCCAGCACGCTCCAACCGGTCAACCGTGCCAGCACCCGGCAAACTTAGGCTTACGTCACCGCCTGTAACGGCTGCTGGGACATCCAGTTCAACCGATCCAGATGTGGCCCCGTTCAGCTTGATACTCATGCTGCACCTCCGGTTTTAGGATATTTGGCCTTCACGGCGTCACAAGCTGCGTAATACTCATCAAGTTTAGCTGAATCACCTTTGCTGGCCCAATAGAGGCCATCGGCAAGATCAGCGGCTGATGGATACTCAGGTGCGCGTTGACGTTGGTAAGCCGTAGCGGCTTCTTCTGCTGTAATTTCAGCAGCTGCTGCATCGACCAATGCTTGATCAAGAGTTACTTGATTACCGTCAGCGTCGAATGCTCCAGCACTGTCGTCAATGCTGACAACAGCTGGATATGCCTTGCGAATAGCGGAGTGATTCATGCTGCTACCTCCATAACAGTAATGCTTGATGTAGATCTGCTGTAGTTGCTGTTGTTCGTATCTGTCGAAGTTCGATTTATGTATGCAGTGAAACCGCTTTGAGATTTAAGTTGCAGTTTATAAGTGACTTGAGATGTAGTAGAGGGTGAGTCTAGAAATTGATATCCAAATTGAGGCGATTGGTCGGCTGGGTTAATATAACCTCCAACGGTTGATCTGACCCTAGATCCAGCTGCATCAGCAACAACTATATTGGTACTGTCTCGAACCAAGTTGCAGTACCAAGCAGCGGAGCTGCTTGCACTCGCTGGCACGGAAAACAAAATTAAAATTTTGCTTGATGCACTGCTAGGCGTAATGTTTACGCTAAGACCTGTTATGTCTACAAAACTTGAGGACGACGACGTACTAAACGTATCGGTCTTAACTGTCTGAACAATCTGAGCAAATTTCCCGCCAGCCCCTAGCGGCAAGCCTCCTGCTGAAATTCCAGCAATTGTTCCTGAGCCGTTGATCGTGATTGCCATAGTTAGGAGATGACGAGGCGGGTATTAGCGGGAATCGTCAACGACACCCCTGTGTTCACTGTAATTGGCCCCACAGCATGGAAGCCACGGCTTGCAGTCAGTGTAGTGTTGCTCGAAACGATGAGCTTGTTTTCATAGAAAACCTCATCAAAAGACGCACCACCAAGGCTGTCCCAAGCACCACCGGCATAACCTTCAAATCCTGCGGTGTCACTGTTATATCGGATGTCTCCATTGGTAGGTGACCCAGGCCGCTGGGCTACCGTTCCAACCGGCAGCTGTAATGCCGTTGTGGTATTCAGAACCACGTCACCCGTGAAGGTCGCCCCAGCCAGTAGAGCTGAACCGAAATTTGTCAGGCTGTAATCGCCAACAGTGATCCAAGCGTTATTAGCTGCATTCCGAATCTTGAGCAGCGTTGCATTCGTGTCTGCCCACCACTGGTACGCATACGTCGTGCTGGGTTCAGAAGCTGAGCTGTTGTTGCTGACAATTGCTGCCAGCGCGTTATTCAAATCACTACGAACCGCACTACCGGTGGCATTTGCGATTACATAGTCGTGGGTTGCCACAAACTCAGGTCAACTGTTTCGATTTTAGCCTAACTTGCCGAACCCCACCGCGCTGTAGTTGAAGTTTCGGTCAACACCACTATTGGACGAATTGAAAAACGCCACACTAAACCCAGTAGCAGAGACACTTGACAGAGTGAAATAGTCACCGCTTTGCATGTTTTGGGCCGTAATCCCTACCGCTGGCAGCTTGGTGTTACTGCCCAGGATACTTGACGTTCCAACAAAAAATGGGTTGGTAAACGTCACTGCCTTGGTTCCTGTCCCACTAGCGATGACAGCCTCGCTTTGCTCAGTACGTCGGTCAAGTTGAGCGACATAGCCCAGCTCATCAACCAAGATGTTTTGAGACGTGTTGTTTGACTCAAGCTCGGCCTTGAACTGAAAGCCACGGCCCTTGAAACTACCGTTAGCAAACTCGTTCCAAATCCCATAAGTTGGGGAACTTGACGGGTTGTCGTTGGTCTTTCGCACGTAAAGCTTGGCGTTGACTTGATCAACCTCGCTTCCGTCGAACTCATCCCATGAATCAATGTTTGCTGTTCGAGAATCGATCAGATCGGTGGGATAAATACCACGAGTGATGAAACGCCTGGTCAGCTCAAGAGCAAACACACCTCCTAGATCAAGCGTATTTGCAAATTGATACTCAGCACTGGTCAACACGTTCCCGCTGCCGTCCGAATTGATGATCAGTGCGTCATAGGTTGCGTCGTAAGCGCAATCAGTCTTGGTTCCTCCAAACGGTGGTGAATCCTGATCTTCTCGCCGCGCCTCTAGCACCAGTTTTCCTTGCGGGTCAGGCAAATCAATAATGACGCTTGTCGCTGCTGAACTTTGACGCCCGCCGTCATCTTGGAACTTGACCAGAACCTCACCTTCAACCAATGGGATCTTTGCGCTAGTCGAACTGCCAGCTACGGCCTTAATTAGGTCAACAGAATTGGACCACGTTCCAGAACCATCAGTCTTACTCGAATGCTTGATATGAACGGTGCCGCCGTGTCTAACGTCAACATCAACAGTTTCAGTCCAACGCAACGTGCCTTCTTTGTCGCTGGTGGCCTCAAACGTCAGTTCTTGCACATTGGCAGGGACAGCAGTCTTTCCGATAGCCGTGAAGCTCAAGGAGGCGAAATCGTTTGATTGCCGCCCCAGTGAATTAATAGTGAAAATCTGAATCGCGTAAGTTGCTGCTCTTGCGTCCAGGATCTCGTAATCAGTTGATGTGACGACAGCATCAACAAAGTTGTCGTTGTCTGCCCGGTAGCGAATTTTATATTGGGGCGCTCCTTTGACAGCTGACCAAGAAACAATGACCTTGACCTTTGCCTGGTCGTTGTTGACGTAGAACTTTTCAACCGCTTGTGGGTTAAGGGGTGGCTCAGGAGTCGGGCTGAGCGTTGTAATTGATCGATTGGAAAGCGTTTCCCCGCGCTCGATGTGTGCGTACTTGCTCGCGTTGTACTTCAGACCCGTAATTGCATATACGTTGCCTTCGCTTTCAGCAACTGACAGCACCCGATATTGCTGCGTTTCAACTGCATCAGTTTGGATAATCCAGACACTGTTGACGTTTGGTGCTGTTGTCCAATTGCCAGCGACAGTAATCACAGCACCTGATCGCGAGCTTATTGTTTTGGCCTCTAACGTTCCATCGGGCAGCATTACGCTGATTGTTGCGTTATCGCTGGGCAGTCCTGTTTCGTCGTCAACCGTGACTGTATTCGTCCCAGATGCGGCAATCCTTCCCCCGTAGCGAACCCCGGCCCTAACAGGATCTTGAACATCAATCACCGCCCCAGGGCGCACCAAAACGCCTGCATCAATAGACGCGGCAAAACTGATTACCTCAGTTTCGTTTTGCTCAGAAAATAGAATCCACGAACCAAGCCGGTGAGCCTGGCCGCGTGACGTACAAGCAAACGCCTTCACCTGCGTTGCGACCCAGCCATATTTAGCAATGGCATCACGGTCTTCAATTAGCTCGTAATTCTGATCTCTTGTCTCAAGATCCAAATAGCTAACGATTGCAACCGTGTGGCGTGTCTTTACGTCAGACCCTGCGTAGCTAAAGCCATCTTCTGTTACGTTGGCGCGGTTAAACAGATACGTTGAATCAGTTGGTCGATCCTGCGAAATCGTCAACGATCCAACTGACCAGAACGGCTGCGAACGCATAACGCTGCACAGATCATTCACTAATTTGTAGGCTTCGTATTGATTTTGAATCAGTACGTTGCAAGAGAAACGCGCTTCTTGTCCGCCTTCCCCGTCATCAACTAGCTCGTTTGCGTGTGTACTAGCGGCAAGAAACGCAAACTTGTCTAACTGTGCTTCAGCAACGTGATCACCAAATCCATATCGCTTGTTGATTAACAGGTCATACAAAATCCAAGCAGGGCAGGTTGTCCATTGCGCCGCTCCAAATGTCCCGGTCCAAACCCCGCTATAAGTCAGCCTGCCTGTTTCACCGTCAACAGTTGCATTGTTTGGGATCTTGATTTTAATTCCACGGACTCGATAGGACCGAGGAGGAATACTCGAAAACTGCTCAGCAGAGAAACGGACAGCAGATAACGCGCTGTTTGGATAGCGTAGTTTTTTGCGAATAATTTCTGAATACGAGGACCAAAAAGAAGGGCGCACGGTTTGGTCTGTACTGTCTGCACTCGTCCTTACAACGCGAATATCAACAGGAAAATCTCCGTCTAAATCGATTAAATAATCACGTTCGTACTTATCCGCTGTTCGTCCAGAAATAACGCGATCTCCGCCAATCGTCGTAAAGCCGCCGCCGTTGTATTGAACTTGAAGTTGATGGACAACGGCACTGCCAAAAATATCGCCTTCATTACTACTGCTTTCAAGTCGTGGAATTGAAATTGTAAATCGTACAGAATCAACGTTTGTATTAGTAATTTGCCGAGTTACTGTATTTGTGTCTTCAAGGTCAACATTAACGCTAACAATGTTTTCCGCATCGCCAAACCCTTTGGAGCTGATATACGTCTGGGCATTGGTTCCATATCGATTAGTAACATCAACGGCTTCAAAATTGTAATCAGAGCTTTGCAGATCAGTAACGTCTGCTTCGGACCGCAAGATTGGAGTGTTGCTTAAAAAAATATCTTTAAGTTTGGCCAGATTGTAATTTGTCGTGTCGCGAGTATATGCACGAGCAGACGGAAACCCTTCGATTTCGCCTTCTGAAATTAAATCCAATAACGTTGCAAACTGACTAGAAGCTAAGTTGTCTGGCGTTCGTGTTGGCCGCCTAGCTGGTGGTGCAACAATTTTCTGAGTGACATAGGTGTTGTTAACTACTGTTTTACTACCACCACCGCCGCCGCCGCCAGCACCAATGATCTGCTTGGATTGCTTGTCAGTCATAACTAAATGGTATCGGTGTCAAGGCCAGCAGAAAGAACAATAGAGCCAACAACGGTTTCGCCATAAACAAGCGGGACTGGCGTTCCTACATTGCTGGTGTTTTGAATGCCGCTAAAGCTATAAGACTCTTGTGGGTCTAGTTCTGAACCTTCCGTTGTGGTCTGACGGCGCCTACCGCCGCCCATTGAGACAGGGCCAAAATCACCAATCTGAGGAGTAGGCGATAAAAGCTGCGATACCCCGCCAAGTATTAGGCTTGCACCGACTGCGCCAATCGAAACAGCAGTGCCTAGTCCAAATCCCAGACCAACACCAGCAATCAGTCCTGCACCAGCGGTTACAACTGCAAAGGCAATTAACGCGACACCAGCAATAATTTTTCCAACACCACCCGCACCACCTATGACAGGCACAAACCTGATCGTCTGACTGACTGGGCTGTGCAGCTCTTCTAAGTCTGATTCGTAACCGTCAACAATCACTTTGTAATGCTGGTCAGCCATGTGCTGCTCAAGCCCTGGAAACTGATAAATCAGCATCCTTAAAGCTTCAGCCGCATTACTCACCTCAGCCATAAAGCTTCGCTGGCCAATGAATTTGGCGAGTGGACCGTAGAGCCTAACTTCTCGTTCCATGGCGCAAAACCCGTCCTGTGCATTTTAGTAGCCATTCGCCCAATAAGTCACGGCTCGACAGGCGTCCCCTCAAGTGATGCAACACGGTTTGATCGCCAATGTAAACAGCAACATGGTTGAGCTTGTTTGAATCGATAGCCATCAGCATTGAGTCACCAGTCTGCATCTCAGCAATGTCCACCTCGTAGAAACCTGCATTCTTCCAGCAGTCGTCAAACATTGGATTTTCGTTGAACTCGTCTGGTGTTGTGGGGCGGTCCCAATCAGGTAACGGCAAGCCCTGTTCTGCGTACCAATCGCGGACCAGTGTCCAACAATCGCTAACGCCCCAAACCCAAGACCTACCGATCAACGGCGCAACATAGCCATCAGGTTGGCATTCGCCCCAGGTTTCTAGCTTTGGATTGACGATATACCAAGGCAAGCCAGACTTTTCGCACGCAACACGATCCGCTTCGCTTGGTACTGGAGGCGTCACAGGATGACTGTGGATTACTGCTGCAATTTCGCCTTTGTCTTCTGCGCTTGCGTAATCAGCAGGATCAAGGATAAAAAACTCGTTTGTTTCTGCAAGGTTTTTACAAGGCCAATACTTTTCACGACCTTTGATAATGACCAGCAAACCACACGCTTCACAAGGATCTTCGGCCTTTGCGTGCTCCAGTGCCTTAGCTCTTGCGGTTGCCTTCATACAACAAACGTTCCTAAACCAGGGTAACCGCCAAAAGGTAACTCATTATCAGCGCCAAAACGAATCTCGCAACTGCTTAGCTTTTTGCCACATACGTCTTCCGAAGACTGATCGACTGAATTGTTGTTTTCATCAAATTTTGCTGACCCACCATACGTGCATTCTGAGCCTCTATAAATCCATGGGCAAAGGTTTTGACTGCAATGCCTTTTCGGGGCCCGAACACCAGCTAAATCAAATACAGCCGCAAGCTCAAACTGAACAACGTCTCTGGTCTCAGAAACCTTTCGCGCAACGTAGTAAATCTCTTGAGGGAACTCTTGGTTGGGGTCTGGCGTCCCAAACGGATTGCTCCCACCTGCAAAATTTGCGGCGTCGATATACCGTGCCAGCGTGCGGATGCGTGTGAATTTTGCACCCGTTAAATCGTTGCCTGGTGTTGTTGTGTTTACGTCAAGCAAAATTGCCGTGATACTGCCGAGCAGGTTTGCAACCGTCAAGGTAGGTCTGGGCAGGCTGCTACTTTCTGCGCTGTACTCAAACCCGTCAGCCTCTATTGGCAAAATTGAATACTCGTTACTCTTCCAAATTACTTTCTGAACGCCCGTTCCAACATCATTGATCCCAGCGTGGAACCTATAAGTAAAATCTGTGCCATGTAACGCCGCAGTGGTCTCAAGCTCAAACAGCTCGATAACACTGCCGGGATTGATCTTCTGAAGCTCAGATACTGGAATAGCCATCAGGGCTCAAAGACCTCACGGAACGTAGCGTTGATTGTGGCGCGGTTAGCGTAAGGAATGCTTTTAGTCCATGACTCGCAAACCCATTTATACGCTGTTGAGGAGCCTGGTGGCGTCCAATCAAACGACGCATTATCTAAAGCGCGTGCATCTAGGAATGTCTCGATCTCATCTGACTGCGTCTCCGTGATGTTTGAAAAGACTAAAGTCCAAACTTTTGGGTTTTGATGTAACCCATAGGTCAAACGTTGTTCGTAGCCATCACCAAATTGAACAGTGCGAACCTTAGGTTCACTAGCTTTTTGCGCTCCGTAGTCAGGACTGATGCTGGGGAAAGTAGCCATTAACCGAGCAAGCCTCCAGGTCGTTGTTGTTTGATCAGCTCTTGCTGAACAGCAATGCCAATTGCCTTGCCCAGCTGTTTGGACTGTTCGGCATCGCCTTCAACACTAGAGCCAGAAGCATCAACATTCACCGTTACGTTGGAACTGCCCATTGCGTGATTTGGAATAATCGTTCCAGAAGCCCCTGGTACGAATAGTTCTGGTCCGCGCTCTCCGACGATTGAGGGTCTCCCAACTGGTGGCCTGCCTCCGTCAGCAAAACCTAAAATACCTCCTGCCCCTAACCCAAATCCTGCCGTACCTGATGATGCGTTAGAGGCAAATCCACCAAAGCCAGAAAGATTGAAATCACTAGCTTGTGGTGCTGAACCCATGCCAGCAAACATCTTGGCAATTGCAATCGCGATGTACTGAGCAATCATCTGCTGCGCTGTCTTCATCAACATGTCCGCAATGCTGTTCAAGAAATCAGCAAAGACTTGTTCAGCACTCTTCGTTCCATCAATCATCTCCTGAACGCCAAACGTGACGAGACCAGCAGTAAGCTGTGCTACCTCACCAAACTGTTGATACTTTTGAAGCAAACTTTCTACAGCTTCTTCCTGAGCAATAATGCCTCCTATTGCGACAGAATCGCCAAAGGACATAGGATCTGTTGTAGTCGCAAGTGTCCCTTCATCAAAGAAAGTTTTGTCTAAATTTATGCCCGACAAGCCTGCCTGGGATAAACCTAAATCCATATAAGCCTTTGCTTGCTTTTCTAAATTTTCAGTAGTGATCTGTTGCAACTCTAAACGTTTTCTTTCGTCATTCAAGCTAGTAGCAGTAATTCTCTGTGCTGCGTCAAGAAGTTCGTTAATTTTTATCTGCTCATCTTCTGTCTCGTACTTTATTTGCAATTTTTTGCGCTCTTCATCTGTTGTTGCGTTTATTAGAGCAATTTCTCTATTTAACTGCTTAATCAAATCTTTTCCAACGTCTCTTGAGTCTGTCAACTGGTCTAAAAGGCTCTTGCCTCGTCCACCCCCGCCTCCCGTTCGCCCAGTTTTTTCTGGCTCAAACCCTTCTAATTTTCCAAACACGTCTCTGATTTCTTTTATTGTTTCTATAGTAGTATTTATGCGACCTTCTCTTTGGCTATCAAGCTCTGCTTGAAGCTTTTCTGCCCGTTTTTGACCAAATATTTCCGGGCTAATCATGCCACCACCCGAGAAGCCAGCCCTTCCCTGCGTCGACAGCGAAACAGCGGTAAATCGATCCATAAGGGTTACACGTTTTGCGTCTGCTATGAGTGTTTTTTCTTTAACTTTCAAAAGAGCTTCAGCTAGACCTAGCTCTACAGCAGCCGCATCGCCAACCTTTAATTGATCCAGTAATCGATCAGCCTCTGAAAGCCCAATTTTTTTGTAAGAGCTAAAAATTTCTTCAGCCAACCTGGCTTGAGTTGTTGCTCGGGCGATGCGGTCGACGCCCCCTGGATCGTCTCCAAACACAAGAGCAAGTGCCTCTCTGCCCAGTACAGAATCAATGCCTTGAAACGAAGAAAGCAGTTTCACAGCTTCTTCTTTTGCAATGCCTAATTTTTTTGCAAAACTGCCTACATTTTCTGCTGTAAATTTAATATTTTTATCAAAAAGCTGAGCTTCTCCATTCAATTTAACAAGGCTTTTGTTAAACTCATCAGTTTTTTTGACAAGAGTTTCAATCCCTGTAACAGCACCGGAAGCGATGATTGAGCCGCCTAATCCTCCAAAGATCCCACCCAAGCCGCCTGCAATTGCTTGAGCCGGACTGCCACCCATTAACAATGGAAAACCTACGCCCGTCGCAAGATCAGTCGCACGCCTGCGACGGTTTAACTTTGCTTCTTTTTCAGACGAAAGATTTTTTCTTTTAAGTTCCCGCGCTTCTGCTGCAATTTTTTTAGCATTATTATCTCTAGCTAATGCTTCTTTTTCCTTTTGTTTTGTATAAAATTCTAGCTTTTTCACGTCAGCGTCAAGCGTTCCAAGCTCCGTAGAAGGCCCGACAGGGAGTCCTGCCTTTTGAAAAGATTCTCTCTTCAGCTGTTCTAAGTTTCTGCGAAGTGTTTCTGCCTTAGCAGAAGCTTGACCAAACGCATCAGAAAAACCTTTGACTTCTGAGACCTGCTTGCTATAACCACCAGCGGCAACTTTTACATTTTTAAGAACCGTTTCAAATGTTTCAGCTTGAGATATAGCTCCGGCAAGCGTATTTGAATATGTTTGATTAGAGTTTTGAGCCGCTCTCGCAAAATCACGAAGAGGCTTCATTGCTGCCCTAACTTGATTACCCAAGCTTCCACCGCCTGGGGCAAGAAGATTTAACGGTTTTAAGTTATTGGTTAGACGATTTATTTGATTGAGAGAACTCTTGACTTGATTTAGGCGTTGAGAGCCCTTTACGCTTAGTTCAATATCTACGTTGTAATTGGCCACGGCTGAACACGTAGAGTCCTTCGCTCCAGTCTACCGTGACCCCATCGTTCGTGCCCCACGACCCGATTTAGCGTTTTGAATTGACTTCTCCTCTTGCTCTGCTTTGATTTCAAAGAAAGCAGCCCAACCTACAAGCTCCTCTTGAGTGAGGCGCTCAGTGAGCTGAACTACCGTCATGCCTAGCTCTTTAGCCAAAAAGAAGATAAAAAGCCAGTCGTTACTAGCTTTTCAAATCTGCTTTCGCTTCCTCCACTTTGTTTTCCGCTCCAGAAGCAAGCATTGCTAGCTGGATGTCTTGAAGGATTGCAGCCTCAACGTCACGACGAAGAGCAGCACGCTCACCATCCTGAAACATACGATTGCCGTCAGCGTCTAATGCCTTCTCGATCATCATGCCTAAAGCAAAATCACCAGAGTCGTCTTTATCAGACTTTTTCTGAATTGATTCCCGTTCAGCAATCGTCAATGGGTGCCAATACACCTCAAGCACCACATCATCACCGTCCTTGACTTCGTGCTTATAAAGCTGGCTGACGCCAAACTTATTCCGAAGCAACTCAGTGGCACGCATGAACTAATACCGTTTGTGCTAGTACACTACACCACTGCTGTGAATTGACAAGAGATAATCCCGATAAAGTGAGAACGATCCTCTGCTTCAACAACAGATGGCCCCACAATGTCTAAAACTCTAGGGACCACGCTATAAGTATCTGTGTAGCCAGAAGCGTTTACAGAGGTCAAACCGTCAACAACAGACTCACTAATTGCGGACAGCACAGACGTTCCAGCAGCCTTTGGAACGTACACATTGCATTGGATCACGCCAGAGTAGTAGTCCTGAGCAGCACCCTGGTTCTGGAGCGTTGAACGATTAAAATTTATGCTCATCAAAATGTATTTCTTGGTCTTACCAGGAGTGGTATAAGCAACGTTGTCATAAACCATTAGCACCGTAGCGTCAGCAGCAGTGACTGCATCGGTTACCGCTTTCTCAAAAGCAGCTCTAGCGTTAACGAGTGTCATAGCTTAAAGAAGGTTTTCGCCAAATTTTGTGTAACCAACAGGAGAAGCACCTTGCTCGCCAGTAAGAGCAAAGATTCTTCCAGCTTTTTTCTCGCGGAAAGTTTCTGCAACTAAAGGCCCCATTTCGCCTTGAACATACTGAGCTATGCCGCTATTGTTTGAGGCAAGCGCAGAATTTGCATATAGAACTGTATTGCCTATGTAGACACTAGGTTGTTTTTTGTAGTTGAAGGTTGGCACTTTGAACCGGGGCTGTATATCTCTTTGCCGTTCTCCGCGCTTGTATTTCGACCACGGAGCAAAACTTTCTCTGTCATCCCTAGCTTGAGGTCTTTGCGTTGAAGCCTTCCAACTTGAGGCAAAGAAACCCGTGTCCTGAGGGCTAGCGCCAGGTAAGTCGCTAGCAATCATCTCAATCAGAAGATTGTAATCACTGTTTATCTGTTGCTCCAGGTCGGTAATAATGTTGCCAATACCGCGCTTCTTAGCCATCAGAACCGCACCATCACAATGTAGAGATACTCTTGACCACCCCTATAGGTGCGAATATCGGTAATCTGAACCTGACGATCCGTCCCAGAAAACGTTGAAACCTCTCCATACTCCAAGACAATTGTGTCTTCAAGAGTTGGTTGCACGTTGCCGATCATGTCTGGAGTCAAGTAAAGCTTCGCTTGACGCTCTTCCCTGCCTTCCTGCTCTTGTGAATTGATAACTTCAATCGGTACTTTTAGATTTGAATAAATTTCATCGGTTGTTGTTAGCGTGCCAGTGGAAACGTTGTAAGTGGGTTTTGTCTTACGAATGTATGTAATGGTTGCATCTAGTGCTGTGCCAAGCTCTTTGACGACAGAACTGGCAACACTCTTGAAAAGACTATCGAGTTGACCAGCCATCTCAACCCCTCACCACACGTACTTGATAGCTACCGCTACCTCCAAGACTATAAGCACCAAGATAAGACTGCAACCAAGGGTAAACGTCGAATACGTTATTGACAGTTCCAGTAGCTTGGCTAGAAGTGTTGTACTTGACTTCGAGTTCTCCGAGCTTGACTTCCTCGAATAACCCCGTATCGCCGGTATTCCCTGTAATCGAGTCCGTGTCATTGACTAAAGCCCGCGCCAGCTCATAAGCAGCGTACTTAATGTCTGCTGGAATGGCACTACAGGTCAGCTCAACGCGATCAACGTGATAATTGTTGCGTGGCCAGCTCAGTGCTTGACCCGTATCGCAACGATCACCATAGAAATTCAAACTATCGATCCAACGGGTTGAAGAGATTAAGGATCGATTCTTTTGGTCGTCTGTCTTGTCGTCCCAAGTGCTGCTGTCTGGAACGGTTTCAAAATATGTGTTCGCTTCAGCTAGCGTCACGTAGCTATTGGCTGACGCGCTACTGAGAGTGGCAATAACTGTGGCAGCCATAGCAAGAAAAAGAAAGGTGGCCCCACCTAATGGTAGGGCCTTTTGTTCCGTCAGAATCAGGACTTGAGTCCGTTATCCAAAGGAGTGTTGACGAAGATCTCAACCGCAGGGATGAGGTCGATGTCGTAGGTGGCAGACCAGTTGCTGCCAGTACGCAGGTTTGCGTTGGTTGGGTTGTCCGAAGCAGAACCCCACTTAGTGCCCATCACGTGATAGGCAGTGTGGTAATCCACGGAAAGCACGTCTTGCTTCGAGAGGACGTTGCGATCCGACTCAATGCGGAGGTCTTGCTGAACACCCTCAAGGATGGTGCCAGACTTCAGCATGTAGCAACGGAACTCTTGGCGGTTACCAGTTGTTGTTGGGTCATTGATGTTGACTTGTGAGTCAACGATGACGCGACAACCAGCAAACTCACCAACTTCACGAGCACCAATGCCAACACCGCCGCCACCCCATGTCACCGCGCCAGAAGCAGCAAGTGCAGAAGTAGAGAAGGTCAGCATTCCTACCTGATACAGGTAGTAAGCAACGGAAGGGTGAACAACCAAGATGTCTAGCTCTTCACCGCGTTCACCCAGCTTGGAGCGGGCTTCTGCAACGGTTGCAGCAGTCAAATAGTTGGCTTCAGCAGTAGCGCCGGAACCAGCAAGCTGCTTCTCAAGGCGGTGAGCGTTAAGAGCAGTGTGGAACAAACCGGTCAACTGCTCAAACAGACGTGCGCTGTTCAGCTTGTTGATGGCATCTGCCAACTGGTTACGGATGTGAAGCATTGGATCTTCGCCAGCGGCCAAAATCGCAATGTCATCTACGGCGTAGGCAAAACCACGGTGAACGATAGAAGCAATCTGGGTGCCAGTACCGATCTTCTGTGGAGTTAGGTAGCCAGCAGAGCTAGTGCCCCACGTAGCTGTACCGTCCATGACTTCCTCTGTAGGAGACACGGGGTTGAACTCAGGAACTTGAATGCGAGTACCGCCTTCTCGTGCATCAAGAAGAGCGTTACGAACAACAGCGCCAGACTTGAGGAACAAGCTGCGCTCTTTGATGGCCTCAGACACATAGGTGCTGAGATTATT